GCAGAATCTACCATCTGTTGCATCTACTGTATCTTTAGTGGTACCTTCTATGGCTGGTATGAAGGCCATACAAGGGGTTGGTAAACTTACAGGTATTGTGAAAGAGATGGGTCAACTTGGTAAGTTTAGCAAGGTGTTTGATACAGCGTTAGGTCAAGCCATAATGTCTCGTCATATGGAGAGTTTGATGGAGGCTAGTGGTGTATATGAACAAGGTTTAATAGATGCTAAGAATAGTTTATATTCCAAATATGCAGATCAAATAGATGCAGAAGTAAAGTCTTTACCTATATTTACTCCAGTCGATCCTGAGATGGGTCCTAAACCTGGTCAGTATACACAAGATCAATATCAGAAAGATCTTAATAGGATAAAGAATAAATGGGAGTCGATAATATCAGAAGAGGCTAATAAGATGGCAGCCATGGGTGCTGCTAATACTTATGGTAAAAACTGGGTGTTGTTGTTACAAGATATACCACAGTATAAAATACTTAATGGTATACTTAAACCTAGTGTTAAAGGTGTGGCTAAAAAAGGTGTGGCTAAACTTGCTAAAGAAGAAAGAGCTGCCATGGCTTCACGTTTAGGTTATAATATGCCTAAGTTTTATGCTAGTAAAGCAGCCAAACATACAGCAAATCTACTTAGTGAAGGTTTAGAAGAACAATATCAGTTTATTGCAAATAAGCAATCTGCTGAAATGATTAAACGTCTTGGTGATCCTGAGTATAAAAGTAATTTACTTAAGGTATTAGGGGATAATTACGATGATGGTGAATTCTGGACTAATGGTTTCTTTGGTGTTATAGGTGCAGGATTTATGCAAGCTTTCTGGTCTGGTTTGAATATAAAGGCATTGGCAAATTCTAATAAGGCCAGAATTAAAGAGGTTAACCTTTATTCAGAGATGTTTAATAAATTGCATGCAGACATTATGAAAGCCGATGAAGAAGGCGATCCTATTGCTAAAGAACATGCAATTGAAGAATTTATTGCAGCATCAGCGTTGCGTTCTATTGATCTTAATACTAAAGACCATCTTATAAATATAATAGATGCTTTAGCTACTGATGACGAGAATATACTTGCTAATCATGAAATTGATCAAGATTCTAGGACATTTTTCAAAGGTCGTAATGATATAACCGAACGTATAAAGAAGTCCATAAACAACATGGAACTGAAGTATAAAGATGCTAAAACTGAAGTTGCTAAACGTGGTGTTGTTGAGGATAAGTCTGGCAAGAATATAGCATTAGCTAGGCAAATTGCTCATAGTAATTATATGCTTGAGTTTCTTAATGGTAAACTTGATGAGAATCAACAGAAATTAAAAGCCATAGAAATACCAGGTTATAATATATCTACTCCAGAAGGGGAAATGGTATCTGAGGAAGGTAGGAAAATATTTGCATTACGGTATGAGAAGTTTGATATTAATAGACGTTTAAATTCTATAAATAAGCAACTTGATAAAGAAGATATATCTGAAACAGACAAGAAACAGTTAGAGAAAGTACAGACTAGGTATAAGGAGAAGTTGGCGGTTATACAAGCAGGTATGAAAGAATCTGCTAAACTTGCCACAGCTGTAGATAAAAAATTACTTGGTAGTGAATCCAAACAGAATGGTACTATACCACAATCTTCAATAAATGAATACATACAATCGCAAAAAGATGTAAATTCATATCAAGAAAATATAGATTATTTTAAAGATAATCTTGAAGAAACAAGGGCGTTGGCAGACGAATTAGGTAATAAGAAAACACCTGTTAAACCACTTGTTACAACAGAAATTACAGAAGAAGACGATAGTGAAATTATAGCAGGTTCCATAGTTAATTATAAAGCTAAAGATGGCACTACACGTAAAGGTATTGTTGAATCAATAGATTATAAAACAACGGATTCTGAAGGTAAAGACCAAGTTCCTAGTGGGGAAAATATAGATAATATTATAACGGTAGTAGATTTTGAGACTAAAGAGATATCTCATTTATCTGGTGCAAGTGTTACTCCTATATCTAAAGAAGAGAAGGTAGAAATAGATGAAGGTATTGCAGAAGATGATACAGACGATTTAGATGAAATATTACCACCTGAAAGGGATTTTACTGCTCTGAATAGGAAACAAGAGAATAAACGTAAAACTAATACACCAGATCGTGGGTTGATAGAAACACTACAGTATGCTCACTATGATGATAATGGTAAATTAGTTTCACGAGATAAAGCATTAGATGAGTTTATATCTAATCCTGAGAATCAAAAACATTTAGCAACTGCTGTTGCAGAGTATTCATTAGAATTAGATAATGCTAAATTTAATGAAATATTAGAGGCTGTAAGGAAAGAAAAAGGTTTAAATAAAAGTATACCAGAACATCTACTTGATGCTTTAGAGGAATATAAAAAGAGTAAAAAACTTGATCCTAAAGATTTAAAGAGTTTATTATCATATGAGAAGTTTGTTGGTAATGTTGCAATAAAAGTTAAACTACATATAGGTGGTAAAACTTTTTCAAATAGGACTTATTTACCAACATTAGAGGCTAATAGACCTACTATCAAATCTCACGCACAACACAATGTTTATGTTGGTCTTAGACAAACTATTGTTAAACATTTATTAGAAGGTGGTACTGCTTACACAACAGGATTTAGTACTAACCGTGGTAATCCTTTAAATATTGATAATACGAATTCACCAAATATATCTGATGATAGGAAAAGAAATATTGCAACTACTTTAGGTATTAAACCTAGTGAAGTAGAATTACATATACTTAAATCCTCTACTAAGTTTGCTAAAGCAAAAGGGTATGAGTCTCCTGTGTTACATAAATCTGATGATAGTGTTGAGGCAGTTGAATTTGATTTTTCATCGGTCGGTTCTGTGTTTACTATTACTAAAAAGACGGCTAATGGTAAACCCTTCGCTATAAAACTTAACAAGTCTTTTATATCAAAAGAACACGCTGCTATAATATTTAATGCATTTAGTACATTAGCAAAGAGTGAATTATCAGGTAGTAAAATACGTCCTCACGAAAAAGGTAGTAGGCGTGATAAATTTCCTGGTTATTATAAAGTAGCAGTTGATCCTACACTCAAACCCTCTGATGAAAATGGGGTGGTGTGGAATTTAAGTGCTGGTGAACTACTTGATTTATTAGTTGTTCATGGTGCAGAATTAACAGATCCTAATAGTGCTAGGTATAAATATGTTAACAAAGCTAAGTCTATGTCAGAAGAACATAGGCTTCAACTTAGTCGTAAGCGATTATTCTTAGAACGTGGGTATGATGAAAACGGTAAAGCAAATGCTATATATCTTTGCTTCGGTTTAAATACAGTAGAGAAAGATGGAAAAGCAGTTGTAATCCCAACTAATGTACCAACCTCTGTAAAAGGAAAATTAAAAACTATAGACTATAATAGGATAAATTTAACTTCTCCTGTAAACACGGAAGAAGAGAAGATTTATTTTAGTCAGATGCAAAACTTTATTAAATGGCTTACTACTAATAAAACTTATGCTGTACATCTCAGTAATAAGATGTTGGGTCTTAAATTAAATGGTACATTCTTACAAGGTCGTAGTTTTAGAATAGGTAAGAAAGGTTTAAAAGTTAACCCTGCAGATTTAAAAGGTAAAAAATATTCGTATATTACTCAGGAAGAGTTGGTAAGGAAACCTGGTGAATCTTATGTAGAGTTTCTTATTAATAATGGTTTCGTTACTACAGATATAGAACCTAATGCACAAGGTAGGTTGTTCACTACTCCTTTCTTATATTTAGGTTTTAATCAAAATCCGAAGGACAATTACGGCATTCATACACAATATCCAGAATTAAAAGATGGAGAGGTAGAAGCAGAAGAACCTGTTAAGGATTCTGAAAAACCAATAATACAAACTAAAAAGCGGGGTAGACCTAAAAAGGGTCAAAGTCTTAAAGATATACTAAATGATGATTTTACTAATCTACGTGAACGTAAACAATCTATACGCAGACCATATGAGAAACAAGATTTTATAAAGGAATTAGCATGGATTCGCAAACGTATAAACATAGATGATGATGAAATAAATGTAGAGGAGAAGTTAGCGAATATGGTACTTAAAGGCCGTAAGGCTTGGGCTATATACTCACACTCGTCTATTACTTTATATGAAGCAGCAGAGACTGGTACACTCTACCACGAAGCTTTCCACAGAGTTAGTTTAGGTTATTTTACTAAAGAAGAACGTGAAGCATTTTATAGATCTGCTAGGTTACTTTATAGTATGCCTAAAGATAAATATTCTGATAAAGAAGTTGAAGAGAAATTAGCAGAGGAGTTTAGGGAGTTTGTTATTGCTAAGGAAAAAGTTGCTCAACCACTATCAATTAGACGTATATTTAAACAATTACTTGATTTTATACGTGCTATATTTGTTGGTAAAACAGGTAAACGTTTAAGTCATCATGATATAGAAAGGTTGTTTAATCAGATATATTCTGGTAGATATAGATTCTCTAAAGTTAGGACTGAAAATCTTGGTATGGAACCTAGACTCAGAGAGATAATGGGTCAGAAGTTTGATAGTGTAGCAACATATAAAGATATTTCAGATATTACTAAATATTTGGCTAAGAAACTTTTACAGAATGAACGTGATTTAAATAATATCAAAAAAATAAAATGGAATGATTTTATCACACGTTTAGAAAAAACTATTACAAACCTTGAAGGTTTCATTAAGACTTCTGAAAATGAAAATGAAATAGAAACTGCAACCAAAACTCTTACTTTACTTAAAGATGTGTTAGGTGAAAAGAATGAACAGAATGAATATACAAAATTTATTCCATGGAAACATTATATTAATAGATTTTTACGTGGTATTGGTATCGTTCATAGGGAGTCTGAAATAGAAGATGATTCTATATATGATAGGGATGATTTTTATTCAGATATAAGTGAAGATGAAAAATCTCACAAGGCTAATATGAATGATAATGCCGATTATTTAAAACCATTAAAAAACAATGCATTAGCCGATGTTAAATTAGTAGTGAGTACTTTACATAGTTCTGAAGATGTTAATGAATCTTTAGGATTAGTGGGTTTTACAGATGGGAATAAAGTATGGGCCAAATTATTAGATGATATTTCTTCATATGATGATATATATGAAATGATTGATAAGATTAGAGAAATTGGTCAGGAACAAGAATATTATCCATATATTGAACTTGCAGATATCCTTGATAATTCAAGTGATGACTTTAAGACTAAATTTCAAACAGCATTTGAAGCACATAAACACGACTTCATACGTGCTATTTTTAGTGAAGAAAAACAAGAGAAACAACTAGTAGGTGTTAACATTACCTTTGATAGTGCATCTCATTCTAACTTGGCTAGGGGTACAATACTTAAATGGAATGAGTTTATAATGTATGACAACAAGATTATAACTCAAGAAGAAGTTGTTGAAGGTAAGGTTAAATATAAACAGAAAGTTATAAACGATGTATTTTTTGAGGAGTTATTAGATAAGTATAACAGTCGAGTAGTTGATTTTTATAATACAACTAGTAGTAATGGTAAAAAATTATTATCAGAAGTAGATTTAGAAAAATTATTTGCTACTATAGCAACAATATTATCTGAAATGCATATTGATGTGAGTCCTTCTGTCATTAGGCGGTATGCTTATAAAATTAATACAAGTCGTAATTTACAAGAGAATTTATATAAACTGATTGATAATATACAAGGTATCATAGGTCCAGATGTTATATCTGATGGTGATAATTTAAAAAACATTATAAAGAATGATGTTGTATCTGCATTAGGTAGAGCTTATGCTGACGTTAATACACATGAAGAAGGTGGCATGGTACTTGGACCAGAGGGTGCATCATTTTATAAGTATGCTAAATTAAACCTCGTTACAGACAATTTAAGACGTATTAAGCGTAGTTCTAAATGGGCTGAGGATAAGGTCCAACTTGTAGGTAATAAGCATTCTAGGCTTCTTAATTCATTCGTACCACAGGATAATACAGCAGAGGAGGTTGATCGTGCTAAACAAGCTAGAGATAACTTTGGTATATCTACCTTATCAACATTTAAGAGTTCTGCCACAAAAGACAATGGACGTGAATATTTAAAGATTAACCCAATAGAAGATTATCTGTTCAAAGCATATGCAATACTCAATGGTAAAATGCTACCATTTCCCATATTAGCTAATAGACAGACCTACTACCTTATGAAAGGGGTTCCTGTTATAGGTATTGAAGATGAAAAGGGTGTTATAGATAATGTAATTACTCATTCTAATGCTGATGGTACTGTACAGTTCACAGACGAAGTGATAGACTTATTCTATGGCTATTATTTAGATGAGAAAGAACGTATTGTTAAAGCTAGGAAAGAATTAAAAGAGTATAAGAAATCTAAAGAAGAAATTAAAAAATCTGGGTTAGATGCTGTTACTATTAGTAGAAAGATAAAAGAACTAGATAATACTTTAATACGTGATTATCACTACGCAGGTAACTTCAATTTTGATAAGGGTAATGCTTATCACTTTATTCATTTTAAAGGCTACGAAAAATATAAAACTGCCGATCAGGTACGTGCTGCTTTAAATCAGACACTTAATGATAGGTTACAAGATGATATAAGATTTTGTAGTGAACAACAAATTATATCCACTTCTATAGGGGAAGGTGGAGAATTAAATTTTTATTCTAAATTATTTCATTCCAGTACGATTGATGCACATAAGGACTTAGATAAATTACAAAATTATGCAGTATTGTCTGTATTATCAAAAGTTTTGATAAATAATCAAATGGCTGTAATAGAGTCTGAAAAAATGTTTTTAGGTGATCCTGCTTTATTTAAACGTAACGATCCTAAAGATCCAGGTAATCTAGATACATATGAACAGATATATAAACGTTGGTTTGGTACAGGTTCTACAGGTACAAGACTTAGAGCTAAATATAAAGGTCGTGGTACTACGTATAATGTATCTATATTAAATACACAAAAGTTTGAATCTAGTTATTATGATATGTTTGAACGTAAACACACTTCTTTGTTTGAAGAGATGCTTACTAATAGACTATCAGCAGATGATCGTAAAGACCCTGTTAAAATAGCAGCAATTAAAAAAGAGGCTAAACTTTTAGCACAAGGTAACTTAAAGAAATACAAAAACGTTGACCCTACAGATGGTACTGCATTTATATCTCCAGAGATGTTTAAGGAGATAACAGAACGACTTATGGGTTGGGGGAAAGATAAACAACGTGCTTTCGATTTATTACAATCTGATAAAACATTATCAGCAGAGGAAGTATTAGAAGCGGAACTAGTTATATTTAGTCCTTTAAAGACTATGTATATGGGTAACCATAATTTTAACAATATTGATTTACTTATATATAATAAGATGGCTATGTTCACCTTATTTAGACAGCATATTAAAGGTACTCACCTTGAAGAGGTGTTGGATAGAATGGAAACTAAAGGTAAGTATGCTGATAAAAAATTACAGAAGGTACACGTATTTAACTTTGACTCTGCTATAAAGGTAGGTGGTCTCAATGGTATGGACTTGTTTAAAAACAAACAGACTAGGTCAGAAGTTAATGATCTATCTGATGCTTTTGTATTTGAACAATCGTTTGATTATTTAAAACATCAACAAGTTGTTGATCCACATGATGCTTACAAACAAAACTTTGGTACAGCTGGTATGAAGATTGCAATGGCCGATAATGATAAATCAGGTACATATGGTAAGTTTGGTACAGGTCAAGATTTATTAGAAGCAATATGTGAAGCTAGGAATGCTATTAGTGATTTTGGTGTTCATAAGGTTAATGCTAAATTTGGTATATACAAAGGTAAGATATCAAATAAAAAACTTATGGATATGTTGCAACAAGATGCAATGTCTGCTAATAAGTCATATGACTTTCAGGAAGCTCTTAGAGTAGATCCAGAGACAGGCGAGAAATATCTTGAGTTAGATGCATTTAATGATAGGAAGTGGGTATATGCTAGGATTAAAACAATCGTAGATGAGAATACAGTAGATCTTACAACTCCAGGTAACCAGTTAGTTCAGATGACTGATTTTGGTATGGGTAAAGTTGGGGTTAAGAGAGATTTACAATTTATACGTTACAACGAAGAAGGTAAACGTGTAGAGGAAATGGAATGTCGTGTATCGTCTAGATTATTTAAACAATTCTTTCCACGAGATCATAAAATTACTAGAGAAGATTTAAACGATTTGTTAAAATCCAACCCTCATATATTTGGTTATCGTATCCCTACACAGGGACAAAACTCCATTATTAAACTAAAAGTTGTAGAGTTGTTACCAGAACAATCTGGTGATATTATACAACTTCCTTTGGAATTTACCGCTGTTACTGGATCTGACTTCGATATAGATAAACTATTCGTAGCAGTACCAAACTATGAACAAGTATACGAGAATAACAAATTTATAGGACTAAAGAAAGTTGAGTTTAAAGATGATTCTAATAGTACAGTACAACAGAGATATCATGATAAATTATTAGAATTATTTAATGTTTATAAATATTCACCAGAAGTGTTTGGTTCAATACCAGAAGCTTTTGGTAAAAAGAAAGAATTTTTAAGTAAGTATTTTAAAGATTATGCATCTGAAACATCTAGACTTAGAGACAAATTAAACAAGGCTTATGATGAAGAAGATGACAACAACTTATCCAATGTATTGTTACAGATGGATCTTGAAGAGACTATTAAGATAATAGATGAAGATCTTAATACGTTACGTGATTTCTTGGTTGCAGCCAAACTTATACCTACCATAGAATCATTTGCAGAATTACCTATGGTTAGTCAGAACACATCTAAGGCTAATCAAAATAGAATACTAGATGCAATATTTACAGTATTGACAGATGAGAAACATTTTCTTAATGTTACAACTCCTTTGGGTGCAGTAACAGATATATTAGAAAATAAATCTGATTTCTACGAAGCTGCATATTCTAAACAATCACTTAACAATGTACCAGCTTTATATACTACAACTCCATCTTTTCAATCAGGTATAAAAACTAAATTTAGTTCTTCTACATTTGGTATAGCTCCTTATTCATTATCAAACAATCATCATTCATTAACACAAATGGCTGATATTATAATGAGTTCTAATCTTAAATTTGGTTGGAATAAAAATAACGAGTTGCCATTAAATCGTATTGTTGGCGAAGATAATAAGTATATATCTAGTTGGATATCTGGACTTATTGATATACATGTAGATGGTGTTAACAAGCCAATAGCTGCACCATTAAATATAAATGAAGCTACTCATGATATAGTAAACTTCCTTATACGAATTGGTGTAGGTGAAGATACTTTTGATTTTGTAGCACAACCTATATTACAAGATTATGCTTTTAGTTTCTTTAAATCACAACCAAAAGGTAGTAAGAAACGTAAATACATATCATCAATAGATGCAAAGGATATAATTAAATATACGTATGATTTATACAAAGACTTAGCAGTTGGGGACGGGTTGTTTGATGTAGATGATTTAAACCAAGATTCATTTAGTAAAAGTTATCTTATACCTTTAAAGGAGTTATTGAATCAAAAACAACTACAAGCAGATGCTCTAGCTTATTTAAATACCTCTAAACGTGATAAAGATTGGTATATTAGACAACTATCAATATTAGTTCATTTTTCTAATATTAAACAAGATGCAGAGTTATTACGTAATTTTGTGTTAGCTTGTAGGGTTGATACAAAGAAATATGGTTCCAACCCTATAGAAATAATGCATTTCATTAAATCTATAGAGAATATTATGGGTACTTTAGCAAACCCTGGTAGGTTTAAGAATATAGAACGTATATTAACTGTAGATCCTGATTATGAATATCAAAAAGGGGATACATTTTTACCTACCCTTATAAAGAATAGTATGTTTAAGATATATGACATACTTAAAGAAGAAAGTATTTATTCAGCACCAGGTTTCCATACTATATTGGAAGAATTATTAAATAGTACAGCTCATGGTGATTATAATCGTATGGGTGTACTTAAGATGCTTATGGATGAAACCGTAACATATTTTATGGGTCGATTCTTTGCAGATAAAGAGTTAGGTTTTGGTATGGATTATACAAAGTTGAGGGATTTAATATTTGACTTAGGTGGTAATTCTAATTTTAAAACTTTAGTAGAACTTAAATCTGGTAATCATAAACTATCCAAATTAGTAAGTGAAAATTCATTTTTGAACTCTATAGTTGTAGACTTTTCTGATAATCTAATAAAAGATAAAGAAGGTAATGGTATTATATACTCACATATCAAACCCTTGTTTAAATCATTACGAGATGGTATGGAAGTTGATGAAGTGAAGAATGATTTTAAAGAGTTATTATATAGTGAACACAAAGAACTTAGAGATCTAGCAACATTCTTATATATATATGGTTTCTATACATCTGCGTTTAAAAATAAAGCATTTTCATATGCTTCGTGGTTACCTGTTGATATGAATAGGGAATTAGAATATGATGGAAAATTACGAAGTTTTAATGCATATATTAAAGATGTTGTAGAGAAACTTAATTCACCTCTTGGTTACTTAGAGTTTTTACAGGATATTAAACGTGATGTGTTTACAAATATGTGGGACACACCAGAGATGGTATTGGGATTTGAAGAGAATGAAATTTCATCTACTTTTAGTGATAAAGAAAAAGGAGTTGAAGAATATGCGATAAAGGTTAAGTTTAGTAAAGAACTTAGTGGTTTGTTTATGGGCAAAAACTCACTAAAACAAAATGTATATAAACCTTATGTGGCATTCAATGATAATTTATATGAATATATAGGTTATGATAAATCTGATAACGAACCTTACTATATAGTGGTACCACGTAAAGGATTTGGTAATAAAGGGTTAATGTTACATGAATATGGAATTAAGACCAAAGGTGGTCATTTACGTTCCATACTTAGTGTTAATAATCCACATACTATTAATATAACAATTGATGGTTATATTAAAATGATGAAGAGTTTAATGACAGAGGAAGAGAAAAGTAATTTTGTTAGTGTTCCGTTGAGTAATCAAATTGTGGTTGGTGTTAGACCTAGTTTATTTACAGAACAAGGTAATGAAGGGGATATAGATGAGTTACGTAAAGCAGAGTTTGATGCAATGGAAGAAAGAGAAGCTGCAATAAAAGGCACCGTGTTATATGATTTGAGGGGTGACGAGAATGATGCAGCATTAGAAAATATAAATTTAAAATCTAGTGTGAATAACAAGACTAGTGTAAATAATCCAATACATATTGATATAGATGGTTCATCACTATTACACCAAGAAGGTCGTCCTTTAGGTGCTGCAGCGTATGCTAAGTTTGGTGATAAGGAGTATAGTATTGTTCGTAATAATGAACATATACGCAATTTCTTAGGTAAATTAGCAGAACAGAAGGGTATCACAATACCTGATAATATTAGTAACCCAACTGCCGAGTTATACTCGTTAGTTATTACTTTACAGGCATTTCGTGATACATCAGAACATCTGTATATACACAATGATAATGAGTTAGTTATGTTGTTATTTAAAGATAAGTATTTAACTAATTTGAAAGACAAGCAACCAAAGTCAGCACGTGCACCTATAATAAATGCACTATATGAATTAGCTAAGAAGTATGCTAAACAGATAGTTGATAACGGTGGTTCTGTAAGGATGGAATGGGTGCCTACTAAAACAACAGAAGGTAATAAAAAGGTTGATAAACTAGCAAAATCTCAAGGTGAGAATAAGAATGATTTTGTTAACGAGTCATGGGGTAAACCTGTAGTTGTTGCAACAAGTAAACGTGAATATACCCCAGAAACTATTACATCATTAAAATCAAATGAAGTATTTGTATTTGGCAGTAATACAGAAGGTAAACATGGAAAAGGTGCAGCGTTGATTGCAGTTAAAAACTTTGGTGCTAAATATGGTCAAGCCGAAGGTTTACAAGGACAATCATATGCTATTATAACAAAAGATTTATCTAAAGGAGTACAGTCAATTCCTCTGTTTTCTGATACTAAAAATTATCCTAATATAAGTTCTGGTGTAGGTTCTTTCTTATTATTTGCTAAAGAACATCCTGAATTGAAATTTTATGTAACAAAACTTGGAACTAATTTAGCTGGTTATTCTATTGAAGAAATAAAGAGTGTGTTTAAAGCTTTTAACAGTTTCAAAGCAATACCAGATAATGTTATATTACCAAAAGAATTTGAAGTTAGAGGAGATGTGTTAACTCCAAATATCACAACACTAGATACTAAAGAGGGAAAAAATAATGTTAAAAACTGTTAAGTCATGGGTATAATTTGTCCAGTTAGAAGTTCAGAGCAATATAAAGAGTTAGTCACTATATTTGGCTCACATGAAATGGCACACATGTTATGGAATCGTAATGGTGGTTATCCATTAGACTTTAATCCTATTGGTGAAACTAGTACATTATTCAAAGAATTACTACAAATAACTAATAATGATAGATATGAATCCATGCGTCTTAAAGCTCAGTATTATTTAACTGAGTATACAGATGTTAATGGTAAATGGTATGAGGAGTTTGCTACTGAACCTTTATTAGGTAATGTTGCTTCTCCAAATAGTTTAATCAATCTTGCATCAATGTTATCACACAAACTTGGTTATGAGTGGGACTTTGCATTACCTGGTGAAATACCAGAAGGTAAGATTGCAGGATTTAGATTAACTGGTAAGAATCCAGTTGTGTTAATAGATAAAACTAATTTTGCTACAGGTGATATTCTACACGAGTTTGGTCATTTACTTATAGAACACATCAAAAGAGACAATCATAAATTATATGATAATTTAGTAAAAGAAGCCAAACTACATAAACGATATAACGAATTAGTAGACATAGTTGAAAAAGAATACATTAAGTATCCTACAATAGCAAAGGAATCAGAAGTATTAACCTATTTGTTAGAAGACTGGGCAGATGGTTTAGTGGATCAAGAGACCGGTCTATTTAGAGCTTTAACAGAAGTGTGGGAATATATAAGGAAATTTATAGCAGATCTATTTGGCATAGTTAATGTTGCTACATTAACACCAAAGACAACAATGGAGCAACTTGCTTACATGTTAGCGGATCCTGATATCAAACTAGATTTAGGTGATAAATTTGGTTCTGGTGAGTTTCTTGAAAGTTACTCTGGTGAATACGATTTAAGTGGAAATATTCCATTTAAGACAAAGAAGAATATAAAAGATATACCTGGTATGGAAAATATAACTCCAGAAGGTATCAAGAACATATTTATAGAACACGCTAAACAATTTGAAGAAGAGACAGATCCTACAATAGCAAAAGAGAAAGGTCATTTCAAATTTAAAAAAGATAAGGCATATGAATATTTAACAGGTGTTAAACGAGTATGTAAAAAATATGGGTATGGTTTTAAGGGTAAGGAAGATCCTACAAATATTAACATCCGTGTTGGTAGCACCATACATGGTCATATAGAGAATATATCTAATGATATCGTTGAAGATGTATCAGGTAAATATGGTGTACAATTAACTGCACAGGCTAAAAAAGATTTACAAAGTATATTTAAAGAACTTAAAGGTAAATATACAGCATTATCAGAAGTTGCTGTAGCTGATTTAAATACAGGTATCATTGGTGTTATTGACCTTGTTCTTATTAGTGATGACAACAGGATAATGTTATTTGATTTCAAAACAAAATTACGTGGTTATTGGACTGATAAGAATGGTGAACGTCAATTAAGCGGTAGTAAGTTTAATTTTTGGGAAAAGGGTTATAAAGGGGATTATAGTGATAAGGAAGTTGCACATTTGCAGTTATCCATGTATGCTTATTTAGTACAAAAAGTACTTAAATTACCAGTATCTTCAATCAACGTAGTAAAGTTAGATGCTATCACTACAGGAGAACGAAACTCTAAAAACCAAGATGTTATTAGTTCTATAGAAGTTTTTTCTGAATCAGAAGATATCCTAGAAGAATCCTTTTACAATAAAAAGGGCGATATATTATTACACAATGCTACAATGCGTCTTATTGAAGGTAATGATGCTTATTTAAACAATAAAACTCTAGAGAATAAGTTTAAGATAGAACGAGATGAATATGATGATGTATACGCTAAAGTAACTAAATCAGAATCTGAGGCAGGTATATGGTTAGATAAACTTATTGATGAACTTAATGCTAGAGTAGATATATCTAGAAAAAGATTTGATGCAGGTGGTCGTAAATCTATTGAAGAGTTAATAACTAATATACAATCAAGTGAATCTGTTACAGAGGCACTAGAGTGGATTATATATAATGCTTATAACGAGATACAAGCTTTAGATAAAGAACTTGCTGAATATAAGAAGGAAGGTAAAGAGTTTACTCCTGGTATATTATATCGTTGGAAAGATGCTGTTCAAGCATATAAAACATTAGATAAACTTAGGATAGCATTGATGGAAAATCCGGATATGGTACCTAATAAAAAATATTTAAATGCATTAAATTATATATCAGATAAAACAGCATATTTTGAAGAGAAGTATAAAAAAGAAGGACGTTATTTGATTGCCAAATGGCTTACTCCTTTTTATAATGGTATTAAAGTAAAATATATAGATAGTATATCATCAGAATATAGAAAACTAAAACATAAAGAAATAAAGAAAGGTAAGATGTCATTATCTGAATTTGAAAAAACATATGGTGATATTAAAGATTATGTTAATTCAAGGATAGATAATAAAAAGGTAGAAAAGGAAACCTATAGGATGTTATATGAAGAATTAGAGATAGCATCTAAAGATATAGGGGAATTAACTAGATGGTTAGACAACATGTTAGATACATCCGATGCCGTCGCCTCTGCTCTTGTTAATGCTTTTGTACAGGCTGATGAAACTGCTAGACTAGAAGCAATAGATAAGAAGTATGATATAATAGATGCTGTTGAAGCATTACATAAAGTTAGGCCAAAAGGTAACTATCAGTCTGAAGAGTCTTATTATTCTTTTATGTTAGAACATGATGAAAATGGAGATCCTACACAATATTTACTTAAACCCTATCGTAGTTCTTTTTGGGAAGATATAAATAAGATACGTAAAGAGGAAAAATTAAGTAAGAGTAAAGAAGAAATATCATCAGCAATTAGGGAATTTCAAAAAGAAAATCGCCAATGGGATAGAGACGCATTTGATGAAGCTTTAATAGAATTTATCGAAGAGTCTTATAATAAGGAACAGATGAGTAAAGAAGAGTATGATGCGCTTATAGAATATATATCTATTAATCCTTCTTTATATATAAATCATATAGATTCTATAGAAGAACTTACTGAAGAAACTATATCTAAGATTGAATATTGGTATGGCAAACATAAATCTTTATTCTTTATCTATTCAGATAAATACATTAATCCTGAATGGGATAAGTTTATGCATGTGTGTGGTATAGATACTAAATTATCTTTATATAAACAATATCAAGAATTAAATAAATCAGAAAATCCTTATGCTAAATTTTATAACTTTATAGAACAGATGAATAAGGAAGCTGGTCAAATGATACCTAATGGTTACAGATTGTGGGATAGATTACCAGGGGTAGTTAAATTAAATAGTGAACGTATTAAAGCTGGTCAAAACCCTTTGACTATACTAAAAGCTAATATGGATACTAATCTATTTGTTAGACCTGAAGATATAGAACGTGGTAATAAAGAAGTAACAAATGAATTTGGTCGTATTAAATATTTTATACCTATTCATTATACAGCACGTATTGAAAAAGACTATCAGTCTTATGATTTACCTGGTATATATTTTAAATTTTGGGAATCTGCAAATAGTTACAGAAATAAACGTAAGATATTACCAGAGTTAGAAATGGCACGTTTCTTTATTAATGATCGTAAGGCATATAAACGTAATGTGTTTAAACAGATTATGTCTACTAATGGTAATTTAGACGATGAGAAAAAGGAAGTTGCAAAGAAGGATACCACCATTCTTGCCAATATGTTTAATGATTGGTTTGAAATGGCATTATATGGTAAGTATACTAAAGATGAAGCTTTGTTATTAGATGTTAGTACAAAAAAGAAACAACAATCTATAGACTTAATGAAATTTGTAAATGTACTTAATAGATATACTTCTTTGAATTTATTAGGTGGTAACGTTGTACAAGGATTTGCTAACGTTGCAATGGGTGAAACTATGCAGGCTATAGAAAATATAGCACATGAATATGTTAGTCCTAAAAATTATTCTAAGGCAACGGCTTTATATACTCGTTATTTACCACAAGTATTAGGGGATGTTGGTCGAGAAGCACCTCAGTCATTAGCAGGTAGATTATTTGAAGAATTTAATGTACTTGATGATGAAGTAACTACAATGTTTACTACAAATACTGCAACAAATAAATTTTTACGTAATACCTCTATATATTTTGTACAACACGCTGGTGAACATTGGTTGCAAAATAGATTCCTTATAGCAATGCTTTTAGAAAAAAAGGCATATGACAAACTAGGTAAACCATTAGGTTCAATGATGGATCAGTATGAAGTTAGAGATGGTAAATTAAAACTTAAAGAAAACGTTAGTTTAGAAAAATCAGAATGGACAACAAAAGATCAACAATTATTTAAACGTAAAATTAAAGGTATACTTTCACGTATACATGGTGAATATTCAGATCTAGGTAGAGTTGCAATACAACGTACTGCATTAGGTCGTATGGCTTATTTGTTTAGGAAATTTATTGTACCAGGTTTCAGACGTAGATGGGGTAGTCGTGAGTATGTTGAACGATTAGGTCAATATACTGAAGGTAACTATATAAGTACTTTACGTTTCTTTAAAAATTATTGGAAAGATTTACTTACACTTAATTTTTCTGTAATGGGAGAAAATTGGGCAGGTTTATCTGATCATGAGAAAGCTAATATACGTCGTACTATAAGTGAAGCAGCATTCTTAATTGCTATAATTATAATGGCAGCAGCATTATATAATGCTAAAGATGAAGACGACGATGATAATTGGTTCTTATCTTTCTTAGCATATCAAGCATATCGTTTAAAGGCAGAATTAACATTTTTTGTTAGTCTTGATAGTGCTATGCAGATTATGCGTTCTCCTATGGCCTCTACAGCAGTACTACAAAATATTGCTAGTTTAACATCACAATTAAGTAATCCAACAGAATTGTATCAACGTGGTCCCTTTAAAGGGGAGTTAAAATTAAAGAAGATAGCCTTAGATTTTATACCAGTGTATAAACAGATATACAAAGCACGAGATATAGAACAACAAATAAATTGGTTTAGAAACTAAAGATTAAGGGGGTAATTAAAAACTACCCCCTTTTTCTTTACATTCACTATTAATTACTACTCTTCACTATTGATCCAAGTAGTACTGCTTTCATTATTTCGTTGGCAGCTTCTTTTTGTTCTTGTACAATTTCTTCCATTTCAGCTATTTTTTCAGCTTCTTTTTCTGAAATCTCACCTCGATTATCATTTGGTGTTACAAAACCTACAGGCTGTTTTTTCTTTTTATCTTTACGAGCTTTTGACTTTTTAAGATTCTCTAATAACAAAGGTGCTTCTTTACCTGACTTTATTTCATATATTTTGTTACGAATAAGTACAGTTATAAAGTCTATAGAAGGTGTTATACCATATTCTATAAATTCCATAGATACATCTTCAGCTTTAATTTTATCAGCATACTCGGTTGGTATTACTGATTCAATCATAGCTTTAATAACTTCAACGTCTTCAGTATCAAAATTATAAACTCTTTCAATCCTTCCAATACGATTTATTATCGTTTCTGGTAATCTCTTAGTAGAGTTAACTGTTGCTATTAACATTACATTATTTCTACTATTAGTACCGTCAAGGAAGCTTAACATATCAAGTTCACCACTGTTACATTTTTCATACTCATCTATAAGAATCCCAATAAACCTGTTAGGGTCTTCAATTCTGATCATATCAATGATCTCATGAATATCTAATTTGGGTTCTCCTTTTGACATAATGCAAACAGCATTTTTTTCTTTTACTAATGTTTCCATTAATTGTCCTGCTAAGAAAGTTTTTCCAGAACCAGGTCCACCATTAAATATTAATGCTAATTTATGCATAAGACCTAATTCCTGTCTTGTATCATAAGCTATAGGATCAATAAAAAACTCAACATGTTCTCTAGCTTCCTTAAATACTCCGGTATTAATTGTTTTTCCTTTTTGATATCTTGTGTTTAATTCGAGATATACATGTGTACCTTCCCAAGGGGATCTTTCAACATGTATATTATATACACCTGCTTCAAGTTTATCTTTAACATCATTTAAAGCACGTGGTATTACTTCATATTTATTCTGTTTATCTTTTTGTACTAAAAACATATGATTATTGATTTGGTATTGTTAATAAATAATAATGGGGTAAATGACCACATAGGCCAAATACCCCATTTAAGCTTGTTTAAGGCATTCTAACTATTAAGTATAGTGGAAACCATTTACATAATAATCGTGCCTCCTAGACCCCTAAGAATGCGTGTACGTTGATTCTAATCAGTATAATAAACATAACCAGTATAATCAGTTACATTGTGTCCTGGTGCCCAACAGTTACCAGACCAATTTGTATTTGATTGTTTAGTCTTTTCTATCTTATTAGTTAATTCGTTAGCTTCAAGTACTTCTTTGATAGCTTCTTTTCTTGCAACTCTGTCGATAAATAAACGATTCCAAAGTCTACGCCAGAAACCTACTTTTTCTAATTCTGCAACTTTCTCTACAAGTGTAGTATTAGCAGCTTTAAGTTTTTCAATTTCTTCTTTGCGTTTAGCCTCAAGTTCTTCTTCAGTCTGATGTTTCTTAACTTTACGAAGTTCTTCCTTTAATTCGGTTAATTCTTCAACGTGTTTCTCACGTATATCAGTTATACGTTTTAGATTCTTAGACTGTAAGTCGTCTATTTCTGAATTATACCTTTTTGTTTTGCGGTCTAATTCTTTGTTAAGACTCTCTATCTTAATCTCAAGATCAAGTTGTGTTTCTTCAAGGTCAGAAACAGATTTCTTCATCTGCTTTTCAATAGACTTTTTAATCTCAGCTAATTCAGTATCAAGATTTTTGTATTCTGTTTTATTGTTTGGTTCTAAAGAAACATATTTACTATTAGATCCACATTCTGGACAACCACAGCTAGGAGTACTCCATACATAACCACAATTGTTACATATGTAAGTTCTTCTTGTAGACGCACCTGATGCAGATTTAATTATAACTTTCTGTTGATCTTTAGCAAGTTGTAATTCTCTTTCGAGCTTTTCTTTTTCAGACTTAAGCACTTCATTTTTAGAGCCAATAGAGATATTAAGGTTAGTAATTTTCTCTTCCAGGTTTTTTATCTGGTCGTTAAGTCTCTTGATTTCTTGATCTTTTGAAATAAGAATGTCGGTTTTTGTCATGTTTGTTAATTGTTTAAATATTCATTAATATTGATGTGGCCTTCTATAGCACTGACCAATTCATCGAATGTAACACTATCACGTGTTATACAGAGGCGTGCCATAACCTCTTCCGCTAATCTTGCCTGTACCTTTGCAAGTACTTCGTTATCTTCACTACTTATAACTCCTTTGGCAATATTATCTCTTAATATTTTGTTAACTAAATAAGCACTAAGCTTTTCAGTTTGAAATATAGTTAAACTAAAAGTCATGTTATTATATTGTGAAAAGGGGGCGATAATGCCCCCTTATTATATTTGTAGTCCATATACTAGTTCGTAGTATGATGGTTTTTCATAATACTCATTAGATTTATCGATTCTTTTTTTATTCATCATATATTGATTATAACCAAATACTTTAGTTTTATCTTTATATAATATACCGAATAATCTACTGTCTTTGTCCTGTCCCCAAAAGTATAATAGTTTCCTTTTATATTCTGGAGATATCTCACTATATTTACCTGCTATAATTAAATATACATCATCTTGATATTGTTCAGGGATATGAAATATATTTAAATATTTATTTATTTCTGGTTCATATAATAAGGTTACAACTAACATTGTGTTATAGTATATATGTTTTTTATCTATTATTGGTGTATTAGATACGATTACTATTTTATCATCGTACTCTGGTTTATCAATTATAGACAAGTATGTTCTGCTGTAATTTTGAAGGGTTTGGGAATATTTTATATTGTCTTTAAAAACCATAGGAGTAATAAATTTTGTTATTGTATCAATACTATATGTATTAATCACATCCATTTTATATATCCTCTATTCCTTTGCCTTCATAATAATACATAGGATAATCCCATTTATTATTATCAAAGTGCCATTTTAATTGCTTCATTAATAATTCTATTTCGTCAAGCCCACGTCCTAAAGTATTTTCTTTTACGGAATATACTTTAATTTCAGTAGGCTCTTTCATATTTATGCATATCACATATGTTTCTTTCTTATAGTCATCAAATCCATTAAGATTTGACTCTTTGAAATAACTTTTGATAGCTAACCAATAGAATGCCATTTGACGATAATAACTATAATTATTAAATTTTTCTCTAAATTCTTTGAATGAACTTGTGGTTTTTAAATCTACAAGTTTTATTACTTTATTTTTATGGTCTATAATTATCCTATCTAACATAGATTTACATTCTACACCATTAGGAAATAGCCATAATATAGGTAATTCGTTTGAAATAAATAGTTCTTCTGTATTACCAAACGTTTCATTTTGCTCATTAAATAACAATTCTCTTGCTATTCTATGATCTATAATCTTTTCTTTTATTTCAGCAAGTTTAACTTGCATACTTTTAGGTAATACTTTCTTAACTGTAGATAATTTAATAGATTTTATGTAGTCTTTAAACTGATTCGCTAGTTTTTCTGCTTTTTCAAGTAATATTTCATCTTTTTCTTTACTACTATAAGCATCTTTATATGCACGTAATAATAAATCAGGGTTTACTTTATCTTTATACCTAGCCACATGATCACAAAAGTCTTTTTGTTGTTGACTTTTTGGGGATTCATAATCTAAAAATACATAATTTTTATCAAATTCTTTAGGTTCGAGTATAAAAGCATGAACCATTTCTCCTTTTTCAAAGATAAATGCATTTTCTTCTTCTATCTCTTTATCAAGCATCATTTTAAAATATTTAGGTGATACTTGAAACCAAGATAATGATGAGTTACTTACTCTTTTTATTGTGTAATAGTCTTTCATGTTAAATTATGACTCTAACAGGGTTGTGGAAAAAATGCCACTCATTATTCTGAGATAACAATTTATATACTTTAAGATCCTCGTCGTAATCAAACTGTTTAACATTGAAAAAATCTAATGTGTTGTTTACTGTTTCAATTAATATATGCTTATACATTGCACTTTAATTTAATTATGTTTATAACTTCGTCTATATGTTTCTGATTTCTTGGCATGAATACTTCACATTTAATACTATTTCTTATTAAATAATATTTAAATAACTTCCATCGTAATGGAAAAGCATCATTTGGGTTACCTTTTGTCTCTATTACAAATAGAGTACCGTCTGGGTAATAGCCCGTGAAATCTGGAGTATATGTAATACCCTTAACATTAGACCTTACTTGTTCAAATTTTTTGTAATTCTTTTTCTTTACTAATTCATAGCAATTATTATCGAATACAAAAGATTCTAATAACTCAAACTTGTAAGAATCATAATTAAAATTTATTGAAATTTCTTGTAATTTTTTGTAGCAATATAATTCTAACTTGCTTTTGAATATTATACCTTTATATTCAAGAACTGTTGCATTACGAACTTTTTGATTGGATGTGTTGTTCATCTAACAGCTCCTTTAACATTTCCAAAGTAGGTTCTTTACCGAACTCTTTGATAAAATCACTTATATCTTTTATACAATATAAGTCAAGATAATGTTTAGGTATAAATTTTTGTTTTATGGAATATTTTTCTGATAATTTTTTTGCACCTTGTATACCACCTTCATCATAATCAAATATGATTATTATATTTTGGAATCTTAACTTTAAGTGATCCATTATTATTTTTGGTATACCCGATAATTCACTTTGAGGTGCTATAGCATTATAACCTAGTTCATGTAAGACCATTACGTCTTTTAAGGATTTAGTTATTATTAATAACTCACCCTTATCTACAAGTTGTTCTAACCCTTGTATATCAAAAGATGAACAATTGTTACGCCACTTATCCAATTTCTTAGAATAGGGTCTATAGATTTTGAACTTATCATATATGTTATATGCATACATCGGTTCTTTTTCTGTGTAAGTAAACGATTTATTTTCGTTTACCCAAAAAGTGTTTATTGGGAAAACTCTATATAACTTCAATGTATCTTTACTAATCTTATATTTAGACCAGAATTCTACATCTTTATCTGTAAAGTTTTTCTTTTTAATTTCTATTATATTCTTTTCTTTTTGCTGTAATTCTATACTTTTAATAGTACGTTTTAATGCGTGTGGAGTTTTTAATATAAGATCTTTCCATACTTTCTTTAAAGCTTGACCATAATTTAATTCGTATAGTCGTTGTACTAAAGTAATTGCATTTCCTGAATCACCTGTTGCAAAATCACGATATCGTAATACCCCATTTTTGTTTCTATATAGTGACCAAGAGGGATGTACATCTTTCCTAAAAGGAGAATTAATAGGTTTATTGATTTTGATTTCCTTACCTAGATAATAACAGTAAATATAATAATCATTAACAATTGATACTATTTTATCAAATGTAATATTATCTTCTACTTCTCTAGTGTTGTACATTTAAGTGTTATAAAAGGGGCAGAGTATTAGTCCACCCCTTGGAGATATATTAGAAAGGTAAATCGTTCTCGTCTTCTGGTTGACTACCTGCTTTTATTGGTACGTTTTCTTTTGAGAAGTCAACGCTCCAAGGATTAAAGGTAGTTTCAACCTTATCAGGTAAATCTTTAATCATCTTATCTATTGATAATATCTCAAGATCTGATTTTTTTACGTCCATTCTTTCAATAAATGGTACGTATTTTGGTAATGAAGTATAATTCTTATTAGAATAAACTACTTTAATTCTTACTTTTTTACCTTCAAATTTGCCTTTTAAAATTCTTATTATACTTTTACAGAAATCTTCAAAAGTTTCTGTTTCGATGGTAAATTCATCTTCAGTGACGAATTTAGTGAAGATATGTTTTAATCTTTTTATTTGATTACGTTTCTTATCTTCTAAGACAACACCATCTTTGTCTTTAGGTTCATATTCGGTATGTGTTAATAACTTACCGTCTTTCTCAAATGTTAATACTAGAAACGGATTACCATTTGGGCTTATTTTATATTCTATAGATTTAAGTTCTACGTTTTCGTGAATTCCTACATCTATGAAATTTGTTTGTCTAGCTTCTGAGTTAATAGACTTGTTAACAATATATGACATAATATACTCCTTAATTGTTGTTTAAAACTTTGTTTACTTTGGTTATAAATAACGAATAATCATTATCTATGCGTTCTTGATTTTCATCATCAAGAAACATTGGTGGGGTTTTAGCTGAACTTTTACCATCAGAGTTAAGTGTAATATAGTAATTACGTTTCTTATCTACGACAGTCATGTCGGCATAATTTACTATTGTAAATTTAGATTCAACCATGCCTTTCCATTCTTTGCCTTTAACCATTATACGTTTTTCAATAGCACCTTCATCTGTTTCAACCCACTCATAATGAGCTGTAACAATGATGTGTTTCTTTATATTTTGTACAACGTATAACAATTTACCAATTTCTTCGTTATAATAATTCCAAATATCGAATCCTCTTTTTGTATCTCTGGCTGTTTTTAATACACTGTCAATATATGCTGAAAATGAATCCAGTATTATAACAGTTATAGCCTTGTCCTTTGCATATTCGATAATTTTCTGATAACATTCTTGCCAATTATTAGGAGCACTATAGTATTTAAACTTGTTAAGAAATGGCAGTGGTTTATTTTCCATGTTTATATATCCTGTAGTTTCAGGATCCATGTTTCTAAATGCCATCGTCTTACCTCGTCCAGACATACCAACTAATGCAAATTGATATGCTGTGGTCATTTTTTTAATTTATTAAAAATAGATTGTAACATGCCGAATTACTAACTGAAATTTCTCTTGGGTTTCCTTGCGGAACCTCAGTGGTATCGGCATTCTTGTGGAAGGAATAGTGACTGTAATTCGTACCTGCGATAACTGCATGTTACAACCTATTAGGTTAGTAATTATTTACTAAGATACTTACGTCCAAAACGATCTGATTTAACGTAGAACTTGTTTCCGTCAATGTAAACAATTTCCCTGCCAAATAAATCGACATAAATATCATACTGGTTGTAACCAACTTTCACCCAGTTGTCAAATATAGTTACCTTCTCTTCACATACATCATTACGAAGTATAGCGATAGGGATAACTGTTTTGGGTGATTTCTTATGCACGTTAACGTCAATCTGAATTTCAGCTACTCGTACTTGTGGTTCGTCGTTGTCTTCAACAAGGAGAAATTCTCCGTTATTTTCAGCAACATATTTTTTGAGTCTCTTAATAACTTTATCAAAGTCATTCACAATATCATATACCTTAAAAGACCGGCCATCAAGATGATCAAGACTGTTAGGATTAGTCTCAATTCTGTAATCATATTCAACATTGCCTAAGCAGTCACCAAATACGATTAAATCTCCAGTCTCAATATTCTTAAGACTCTTTTTTCTTAATATTTTAGGTTGTTCAAGGAGTTCAGAATTTTTCTTGATCTCTTTTACTAAACGTCTGACATAAAAGCCATAGTCGTTATCGCTGTTTAATACAACGAATGGTAAAGATTTCTTTACTTTCTTGGCTTTTTTAGATTGTAAATAAGGAACAATCTGTGTGAATTTCTGTGATAAATTTGATAAATTTAAATAATTTTTCATGTGATTTCCTTTCTTTAACCGAGTTTGTATTCCTCGATAGAATTGTACTTAAGATTATTAACGAATGTTAATATTTTAGGTTCTCCTTCCCGTACTTTTAGAAAATGAAGATAAATCATATCTTTTACAGGCAAACCGCTTGGCCCATATTCTTTAATTCCTAAAAGTTCAGGTCTATGTAATACCACCACATAATCTGATGTTTGAAATATAGAATCACTACCGAAAATATCCTTACGCATCGGGTAATGCATAGATTTATTTCCTATTCTCTCACTGCTTTCAATATCTCTATTCATTTGGCTAATTTGTAATATTGTAGTCCTACCTACCTTTTTAGCTTCTATAAAGACTTTCTCTAACTCGTGTAAAATTCCCCTCTCTCTATCACCAGAGGAACCTCTAGTAAGTAAAGTATGATCGAGAATTACCAATAACCACTTATTTTGAGCTATTGTTAACTGAAAGTGTTTAATTGTGTTCTGTATTTCATCAACAGTACCTGGGCTATCGACGTAATAAATGGGGTACTGACTGATTATATCAGCATGTTTTTTCATGATAGTTATATCTTCATCACTTAATTTATCTTTAGTATCTTCTGTACCAGTATATAATTCACTGGTAGTTTTTCGCATCTTGTAGGATAATTTACGTCCTATTTGCCTTGAAGATAACATTTCAAAACTAAATGATAGTACTACGAGGCTTTCGTCTTTATTTAAATCAAATAAATCTGTTTCCAGACTATTGACAAATGAAGATTTACCAGCCCCAGAAATACCTGCAAAGGTATAAATAACATTAGGTTCTATACCGCCCATACATTCTTTGTTAAATTTATGCCATCGAGTCTTTAAAGACTTACTAGTTCCATTACGTCTACTAGTAATATATTTGAGTATTTCGACGGTTGGCTCTTTAATGTGTTTATATTGTAGCATATTACTCAATGTCTGTTCCATAACTAGTTAAATTATCATCAGGAGTAGAGACTTGGTTACCTGAACCAGCGTCTGCATATACTTTCCAAGATTCTGATGAAAGCCACATAGGCATACGTTTCATGAAAGCTAGTTGACCTCTACAGGAGCGATCCTCTATTTCCATTTTAAGACATTTGAGTAACATTTGATGTTTAGTCAAATCTGAACCTACAATATTACGGTATAGTAACTTGCTACGCTTATGATCTACTCTTAAATAATCATAGTTACCATCAGGCCTTAGCACTCTAACAGGATATTCCTGATAGAACTCCTCGAATGAATCTTCTTTGGATAGAAAAAGTCTGGTATATTTATCGGTAACTACTATGGATGTTAGTATTGCGTTTACATTAGGCGGACTTTCAATAAATTGATTGTCGTAAAGGTTCATTAAGTCATCTACTATATTTTTCAATGTAGAAGACGCAATTAGATATTTCTCTAATCCTCTTAAATTACCTTCATAAGCAAGTTTCAATATTACATATTGGTGAACTGATATTCTGCACTCTGATAAATATCTAACATCTACTTCTATTATCATTTCTTATTATTTATAATGAGGTAGCCATATTTGATACAGAATGAAAAATTTTGTTATTGTTTTCTTACCCGTTTTGTTATTATTTTTTTGTTTTTGATAGTAACTACATACTTATATAATAAGTCTTTATGACTATTTAATTTCTGTAGTTTTTCTTTAGTCGTACTTATTTTAAATACGTCTTTTAATGCATCAACTTTATCTTCAATAGGTAAACCTTTAAATAAAGGTTGTATTATGTCTATTAGATCTAAAGCTAATCTAAGTTGTTTATTTGATGGTGCACAATTAGGCACAAGGACTATTTCATCTAATATGTCATAGTCATCTTCATATTGTAAATATAACATATTAATTTATATTTAATAATTCGTCACACTTATTTTCAAAATAGTCTCCATCTTTATGAAGTACACATATTGTTTTACAACCACTTGATCCCATCGCATACTTTTCTTGATAATTATCATCTAAATGCCATATAAAATCAGTATTGTTTTTAAAAAACTTGTGTTTAAATGTAAAATTTGTAAAATGAACGTTTTTTTTATCAATACCTATTTCTTTTATTATTGTAAATAAATCATCATGATTACATTCAAAGGTATATTGTTTTGGATCTTCATATCTTGATGTAACAACGTGTACCTCTATTCCTTTTTTGATTAAATCTTTAGCATAGTCTTGTACATTTTTTAATGTTAAAGTATCATCAAAATCAAAACTAACTTTCTTCATCTGTTATGGTATATATTTTTTATTAAAACAGTGTTAATTGTGGATTAATAATTTGATCTATAATTTTTTGAGTATTGTTAATATAATATGAATAATCAATATTATATTTTGAAAAGTCTTCTTCAATTACTATATCATTAAATATAGTAACTCTTTTGTTTACTTCATAATTACTTGTCTTATCTTCTTCTTCACAAGTTTTAAGTAATACACCACCGTTCGTAGATACATAATATCGTACTGATCTCTGTAATATTTCTTTGTTATATTCTCCATTCTTAATAGTATGGAATTCATTTGTAAATTTATCGTCAATCCTTTTTGCGATACAGAAATTGTGTATATCTTTATGTTCCGTTATTGTATTTATTATTGGTATATTATTAACAAAGTAATCGTACAATGCTATAGAAATTATAGGTTTATCCCAACCTTTACTTAGTGGATCAGTTCCATTATTAAATTGAGTAGGTATAGTTTTAGTAAATACCCCTTTCTCTTTAACTTTACCATCTGTTTTTATTGCTAAGTAATTATTAACATCTCTTCTAATATATTTCTTATAATAAGTATATTCTAATGAATAATCAGTTTCCTTCTCCCATTGTTCACATATTTCTTTATATAAATCTTCATCATTTACTAAAGTTATAATGCCATCTGTATTAGCAGATATAACTTTAAATCCTGTCTTTACTAATCTTTCAATTAGCATCAATATATAAAGTTGACCATTAATAGTTATTTGTAAATTAACTAAAGGGTCATACAAAAATGAATACTTATTTCTGGTTTTCCCTATGGCAGCATTCATTAATAGTTTTAAACCTTCTGATTTAGTTTTATTACCTCTACTTTTTTCTACCAGTCTTTCATCTCTAATTTGTTTAAAATTCTTTAAGAACTTTAATCCAAGATGTTCTGGTGTACATTTATGATTAATCATTGTAGTTGGGTACATACTACCAATATCAGCGTCTATTATTGAGACACAATCATCTGCTTCAAATAAACCTGGTTCATCTTCTGAATGTAAACCACCTATACCTAATTTATAAGTAATTCCATCAAATGTTATTTTTCTAGAAAAGAAAGGTTGGTCTTTATAATAAGTGTGTTCTCGTATTTTCTCTAATAATTCATTAAACTCTTCAGTTTCAAAATGTATATCTTTGAAAACAACCCAATCAAATTTTATAAATTTTCTTTCCGTTCTAAGGTCTTTAAACTGTTTATAAGTTAGACCTGTTGCTTCTGAATAAAATTTTTCAAGTAGTCTGTCGGCTATACCTGTATCTGATTCATCATATAAATCTATTTCATAAATTTTTGACAATTCATGTCTAAATTTAATAGAATCTTTAAGATGTTCATATAGTTTTTCAGTTATCAATACATCATTTAAATTATATCCTGCGATAATATCTATCTGATCTGTATTAACAAGTGCTTTAGGTGATATTGGCATATCTTGTAATTTATGCCATTTTAATGATACACCAAGTAATTTTAAGGATTTTTTATATCTACCTACTTTCATCAAATCAAGTGACTTAAATGGTAAATTATATTTATATTCTATAAATTTATCATATATAATCCTATTTGATAAATCATTAATCTTTACAGTTGTTATGTAAGGATCTTGAGTACATATATCAAATGCATTCTTATATATATAATTTAATATTTGGTTATCATAATTATCATTATTATAGCCTATAAACCAAGATGAGGAATTATGTAGAATAAATTCTACTAATCCCTCACCCTGATTGATATCTTCAAATATGATAAATTTTTTAATTTCTTGAGATTTTGGATTTTTGAATGTGACTATGAAAAAGTTTATAAAGGTTTCAATGTCATAAATCCATATCATATTTATTATGTTTTTTTATTGAATCTCAACACTAGCTCCTGCTATAATAAGTTCTTCTTTTATTAGTTCAGCTTCAGATTTAGAAATTCCAGTCTTTACCTTAATTGGTAAAGGAGATTCGATAACTGCTTTTGATTCTATTAGTTTACCATCTACAATTTTATTGTAAGCTTTAACTATTTGTAATTTCTTATCATTTATTGAAGTAATAAGAACATCAAAAGTATTTTTTTCTTCTACTTTTATTTCTTCCTTTGTAATACTGTTTGCTGAGGTTATTGTTGGAAGAATATATCCAAAATCATTAGTAAGGATATTAACTAATTCTCTTGCTTCTTCAAGTTTAAGAGAGTCAATTTGTTCTGCTAATTTTCTTATATTTTCCATGATTTTAGATTGTTTTGCTGATTATACATAGAATTAAAATTACTTTTTGGTTGTCCTGTTAAAGCACACAATAGATTAATTATTGTGGTTCCTTTTTCATAGGAAAGCATAGTCACTAACTTTATTCTAAAAGTTATTGTTCCAAATACTTCTACGTATTCCTTTATTATTTCATTTACTTCTTCAACAGTTTCAACATAACCAAGAACTACTTCATTTTCATTGGGAAGAGTTCCATTAATTCTAAATTTCTTTTTCATTTTTTGATTTTTATTACGTTTTTGATTTATTTTCTTCTTGTTTTTGCTTCTCCTCATGCTGTCGAAGCAACTCCATATTCTTCTTTATTATTCGTCTACGTTCACACAGATCTCTAGGATACTGTTTGGTTATTATGGTCTTGTACATAGTACGAATTGGACGTGAAAAAGTTACATCTTCTTCAACGTTTTCTACAAATAATTTTTTGTATTTAAATAGAATATTTTTGTTATGTGGAGACTTACCATATATAGGGACATTTACATATTTTGGTATTACTTGTTTGGATGTAATTGTCTCTAATTTTATATCACCTTCTTCACACAGTTTACTATATTTATTAGTTGTACATTTAACTAACCTAATATTTTCAATAGGTGGTTCAATGGTGATATATTGCTTCTTTGCATGCCTATCATAAGACGGATAGGATTTTGGTTTTCTTGTAGGTTTTGGTAACAATTTTACTTGTCCGCCTACAACCTTAAAGAATAAAGGTCTTGGTTTTTCTACAGTATTTGGTATATAAGAATTTAATATACGTTTAGTTTTAACTACAAATTCTGTACCAATTTTACTCTTCCTTGTTACTACTGGCTTTGGTTCTTCTGTTTGTTTAACAGGAGTTTCATTCCAATAAGTAGACACTTTTTGTTCAATTCTTGGTTTAGGGTCTAAACTATTCTTATACAGTCTCCATTCTTTTTTAGAACAATACTGTAAATGAGGTTTACCTTCAACCATAACTTTTGCAATACCTTTTGATAATCTAATTACATCTTTAGTAACTAAATCTTTTACACATACTAGTGCTTCTTTACTTTGATGTGGATGTTCAACAAGGATATGAGTACGATATTTTATTTTATTTTTAATTGGATTAATACCGGTTTTGATAGTATGTCTAACAATATGTCTAACAAATGGTAGTGATCCTCTTAAATATGACCATAGGAAGTCTGTACCTTCTTCTTTAGGATTAGTTAAATCTAAACCTAGTAAGAAATTCCAGTCTTCTAAAAAAGCTTGCCAAAAAACATTTTTTTCTATTTCTTCTTTAGTTTTATACCAATATTTGGCTAGACTGGGTTTCTTTAGTAATTCTTTTGATTCTATATGATTAATATATACAAGATGATTTGGATATACATCTATTTGTATATTATATGGCTGTAATATCTTTTTACGTCTAGGTTTATAATAATTACCAGCCAAATTACCAGGTAAATAGAATCGTAATGGTTTTTTCTTTAAGTGTTCTTTGAGTACACTTGTTTTTGTAAATGATCTCATATTGAATTTTCTACGTATATTTATACTCCAACTCTTAGTATTAAAATTTTTACCTCATTCCGTCTCGAACGGATACCCCCAGGTCTTCACTAGATACCCAGGGTGTTTCTGACCACTGTACCACTGTGGGTTATTGGTAAAATCTTTATTCTTTACATTCAGATATTATATATTGAATATCTGGTGCTAATTCTTTCTTTTCAAGTTTATCCTGAATATCTTCGTTACGTTGTAAAAGCTGAGTTTTACGTCTTTCAAAGAATTCTTTTTGTAAATATGGTTTAGCTCTTTCAAGTTCGTTGATACGAGCTTCATTTTCCATAATTTCCTTACGAGTTTGTTTATTTGTTGACATATTTTATGATTTTTATTTGATCTTACCAATCAGTTAATATTATAGGAGTATTTAATGTATATCCTCTTTTCTTATCGAGTAATTGAAATTGCATTTGTGGTGGTTCTGGTGTAAATCCATAGGCTCGTCCCATTTCATTATACCCAATAACAGAACCGTTAACCCTTACTTTTGCACCGCAAACATATTGATGCCAATGACCAATCCAAGCCATATCAAATGGTAGAACAGTGTGTTCTCTATGAGTCCATTTTTTTAATGGTACTTCAATTCCGCCTATACCACCTTGATATTTAAAATGATTGCCATGTGAAAATTTATTTACTTTTCCATATATATTATAGTAAATATAAGGAGATTCAGATATAATAAATTTCACATTAGTATAACTATTTGAAGCAAAATAGTCTGAAATATGATTATAAATAATCCATTCAAAAGAAGTAATTGCAGTATTCTTAAATTGGTTTTTCTTAGTAATTCTACTATGATTACCAGTACTACACACTGTTACTATTTCTTTTAAACCAGACCATTCTGCTATAGTTTTTATACCTTTTATTAGTAGTTGCTCTACTAATAGACAACCTTCTATAGGAGTAATCACATTTGTTTGTACTAATTCTTCGTGAATCCAACCAGATACAAAGTCACCAACAAGATGTAATACTAAATTATTTATTTTAATACCAGCTCGTTTATAAAGCATAAGTATATAAATTAATCTAGCAAAATATTTCTCTGTTCGTATCTTTGCTATATTTGGATTGAACTCATTTAAACCATTTGTTATATCTGGTTTTACTGATTCATCAATATGTAAATCTCCAAATTGAGTAATTGCAGTACATTCTTCTTTCAAAGATTTATTTTCTTTTATAGTAAAAGCATCTAAATTTTGAATATTTTCAACTTTTATAGCCTTTATTATATTAACTGCTTCCTTTGTCTTATCAAGCTCTTCTTTGAGTTTAATAATTGTTTTTTGATCATTTGTTAATTTTTTTGACATATTTTTGATCTTTATTATGCTGATTTCTTAAATGATTTTGCAAACTTGTAGTTTAATTTTATTAGTCTACGTTCTTTGCAGTTTAAGTTATCCTTAATACCTCTGTGATTTTTATTCCATTCTCTTAAATATATAACACCAATCCTTCTTTTCTTAGCTTTAGATACTTTTGATCTAATTCCAAGAGATGTTATAATACTCATATTAGTATTATAAGTAGAAATTTTTAAAGAGACTGGATTTAATAGTCCCATTTGTTCTAATCCAGATTGAGTTCCTATTTCATCAGTATTTTCTGATACAAGTTTACCTTTCCAAATGGGTTCTTTTTTCTTAGAGACAACTCGTAATGGTAACAAACTTAAGTCTATTTGTTTACGTACTACTATTGTAGCAAGTCTCCTAATTTCTCTGATTTTTCCTTTTTGATTTATATACATGATTTATAAAATTTGACAACTGTCATTATTACAATACATTTCTGGTGTACTCTTCTCTGAAACATTTTCAATAATCAAAGGTTTAATATTCTGAATAATTTCATCATATTTTTCTTTAGTTATTTCTTCATATGGCATTTGCGCATATTGATATTTTTCTGTTTTAGGTAAGAAACTTACACCCTTCAGTTTATACTGGAAGTAATTGAGAGCAAATGGTATTTGAAGTTTTTCCTTTTTACTAAAACTAATTGTACATGAAACTTGGTTGTCAGACCAATATTCCTGTAAGAATGAAGCAAGCATTAATTGCTCCCACATACTTATATCTTTAATAGTACGTACACTTTCAATTGCAACAGGTATTTCAATTACTAACGTATCATTTGGTGCCATAATATCTGGTTCTACATGATAACCAGCTTTTTCTATATGAGGAACTAAATCAGAATTTATGGATATTCTAATTCTCCTTATATAATAATTGCTTTCTGGATAATGCATACCAGGTGTTACACCTGCTAATAATGAAACAGTACCTGATGGTTTAATTGAAGTGGTTTTAATACTTTTAGGTATAGCTAACCATTCACTGTAAATATCATCATAATTCTGTATAACTTTATAACCTTCTACAAGCCATTGTTTTAATTTTTCTATTCCGTATTTATCAATAAATTGGGCTATACCACTAATAGATGTGCCAATACGTCTGTTACGTAATTGTACTCTATTAGTTTCAACCCAGTGAGTATTACCAAGTGTTACAGTTTTAGCATATAAATAAGCAAACTTAAGACTACGTTTAAAATCTTCAAATGATTCATGTTTAGTTGGGAATACTTCTACTAAACAACACATTTCATAAGATTCTAATGATTGTTCAAGACATGGATTACCACCTAATGCACGGTGGTCTTTGTTATCTACATTACCATCCATACGACTATACTTTTGTGCATTGTCAAGCCACATATAACCTGGTTCACCATTAATAGCGGTTTGATTAGCAACTTCAGTATAATCTTGACCTATTGTTGCAAATACACTGTTATTAGAAGCCCAACCATATTCTGCTCTATGTATTTTAGTACCTACATAACTTTCTGTATCTTCATCCCATTGATAATCTTTGAGTTTTAGATACTCTTTATCTGTAGCATCACCAAATACAATTTGAGCAGTACGCCTAACATTACCAGCTACTACACAAACACCAATCATATTCATAATATCTACAATATTCTCTGCAGATAATTTATTACCAATATTTTTGGACAAAACATGTTCGATTTGAGTATGTAGTTTACGTAGAGGTTCTGAACCTGCTGACTTACCACCAAAGGTACGAATTAAGGCACCTTTAGGTCGTAACAAAGTATAATTAAATTGAGGTATTGGAAATCCTTTGAAGAAGGCATCTAAGATCATTCCTAATGAACGAACCCAACCTTCCCTAGTATCAGGTATGTCAAAAGTTAAAGTCTCGTTAGAAGGCTTTAAAATGGTTAATTTACCAGCACCTTTAACATCGAAACCTACACCTACACCAAGCATAGAAAAGTCCATCATAAATTCAAACGGTTTACTATAGTCTGTATTTATAATTTCAGTAGATACAAATGCGCAATTATTTAAAGCTGCATATAAACCTTTTTCAGTTATGATATTAGAACCCATAGCATATAAACCTCTACCAGGTGGTAAAAATTTCATGTTAAAAATTCTATCATACATTTCTTGGGCAGATTCCTGACCTTTGTCATCATCCCAACCTAATTCGTATTTAAGAATATGATCCTTCTGAATAGAGTATGTACCTTCGACTACACGTCTAATAGTTTCATACCATTCTTCATTTGTACCATCTTCCTTTAATCTGCTGTATGTTCTTAAATAAGCTATTTTACCAAGACCATTAAAGCCAAATGCTGGCTCTATATTTTTATACTTATTAATAAATTCTTCATTAAGTTTAAACGTCATATTACATAAATTGAATAAGGGGGCACTAATTATCACTTCCGGTCTATTAAACCTGGACTTTCGTTATTCCCCCTTATATATTAACTACTCTAGAAATTTAACCCGAGTTGAGTTAAATTATCGGTCAATTCAATTGATATTTCTTTTGAATTGAACTCAGTAAGTTTTACTTTTATTTCGTTAACTTCTTTGTCAATTTCTGCAATCTCTTTGTCAATTTGTTCTTTGCTTAACTGAGATTTATCTGATGTCTTGATACTCTGCAAGAATAACTTCCTAGACTTAAGATTAGACAAACGATATATATAATAATTATTTGTCTTTCCATCAGAATGTTTTAGTTTATTTGCATCCTGGATTGTCTCCTTAATAATAACTAAGGAGTCCTCAGCTAGTTTAATTGTTTCCAACGATTTGTCAATTTTCATTTCCGTTTCGTTGTATTTGGAAATATATTCTTGAGAGTTCAAGATCAACTTTTCTAAGTGTTCTTTGATCTTGATTACAGTTGATAACTGCACTTTCTTTTTCATACTCATTTTGATTTATTGGAATAAAACAGCCTGTGTGTTTTATAGTGATACATACCAAGCGATTTTTTATTGATTCAAAGTAATCAAAATGAACTTTTAAGATTTGTTTTTATTTAGGATAGCTTTGATTTTATCCCAATATATTTCGGTCATTGGACCAGAGCCATTCCAACTTTTAGCAGCTTGCTCAAATGATTTGCCTTCTGCAAAGTATAAAAACACCTCTTTGGCAATATTAAAATCATACATGTCAATTAGTGTATAATTACTGCCTGTTAATTTGTTATAATGATCTACCCTACATTGTCTTATTTGCAATCCTCCAACAGCATTTTCTAGTATATTATGAGCTAGAGTGTTTTTATTAGTTTCATGTTGAAAAATTGCATCTACGAGTGGTTCATATACGGATTCTATTTGAATTGGTTGTACCTCTTCAAACAACACCTGTTTGTTAATATATGGCACACTAGGAGCATACAAAGTCGGCATAAATACCGACATTGAGTAAGACAACACAAGATAAAACATTAATAGCATTTTCTTCATGTTATCAAATTTGGTTACACATAGGTTATCCTTACGAATAACCATTAACAATACTTATACGTAAATATTGCTATTTGGTTACAACCAATCTTGATTACTTTGTTACTTAACATTAGTTTCTGCAAATGCATACTTACACTTGTAGCCACTTGACGGCTGTTAAGAAACAAGTTGACATCCGTTTACACGGATGCCATGTACTGTACTAAAAACATTAATTTGTTGTCAAACGCAAGTTAATAATGGTAGCAATAGGATTTAAACTAATGCTACTTTTTAATTTTTTGATTTTGTCTGATATTTTATACTTATTGTAGACAGGTTTACTATCTTTTAATACTTTTTGTATATTAAATGATTGTATTCTTGGTGCAATAGGTTCTTGATAATCAACTACAACCTCTTCTTCTGGTTCTACCATAAGGCAAGCCTTAGCATACTCTTTATAAACATATGCAAATAAATCCAAATGAGGTGTATATCTAGTTAAACTAACAAGTGTGGCAACTTTATAATTAAATAAACTAACATAAACGTCACGTTCTGCTTTTTTGCGTACTAATGCCCCTATTTGTAGAGGTAGATATTTAAGTATTAAGTCAGTGATAGGTATCCTTTTTCTGCTTAAAGACCACCAGGACTTTTTCAGAATAACAATACCAGAGCGGGTTACTCTGGCGTAACCCACTCGTGGTAATAATGCTACACACATACCAGCAACTTTTTTACGATTGCCAGATGTGAGATTTATTAGATTTTTTAACATGCTTAGAAAGGAAGATTGCTTAATTTATAAAACAAAATGTAGTCTTGTCCCATGAGCATTGGCCAGAATAAGGCCATACTTACAAGGGTAAACGCTCCTACAGATATCGCTAATAATAATAAACCATTAATATTTTCTTTTAACCTACGATATGATGTATTATAGATTAATAGTAGTATTAAGGCATAGAATAAAAGACCTATAGCTATAACTGTATTTAATCGTTGTTTCTGTAAAATAAACTTATTAATTTGACCAACAGAGTAACCTGTTCGTCGCTGTAATTGAGTTATTGCTAACTCATACCTCCTTTCTTGTAGTTCGTTGAGTTTAGTGAAATTTTCATTAAACCCTTTTACTACATCAATGAGTTCTTTATTACTTAGTGTTTGTGACTCAAACTTCTTCTCCAAATCGCCTTGTGTTACCACAAGCTTTGGATTGTTGAATCTGACACTCACAACTACACTATCAGATGTTGATTGCATTGTTTTTTCAACTGGACCTTTCCCATCATCCTTATCGGGAAATGAGAACGAAGGTAAAACAAACGCAAATGCAAACATCAATAAATAAACAATTGATTGTCTTTTCATGATGTAAATATTGATTTGTGATTGATAATAAAAAGAAGGTGAGCACCACTCACCATGCCTTTAGTCCACTCATCGCTGATGGAGGTTTAAGGATAAACCTACGGTTATACTTGAAGTAGCAACCTCAGTATATCTTAGAAACGATCGTCTTCGAGTTGTTTCTTGATGAAGTTTACAGCTTCCATTGCTTCATCAGCAATAGATTGTGCTTTTTCAAGTTCAATCTCAGTTAATACTCTTGCAACTGCTTTTGCATCATCCATAGATGAGAAAAGACATTCGTCAAGTTTTACGACTCTGTTACCTTTTTTTGGTACATCAAGAGTACCGTTGATAGTTACACTATCAGACTTTCCAACAGTTGATAATGATTCTACCACAAGAGATACAACTCCTACTACTTTAGGAGCAAACTCTTTTTTCTTACCTTTTACTCTGTCATTTACAGGAGTAGTTTTTAAGGTAAATATTTCTTGTTCAAGAACGATTTTTCTGGGATTAAGTGTTTCTATTTCAAAAACAGCATCCTCAAGACTTGTTGCGTTTCTTGCAGCTTGTGCAATTTCTTCTACTGTTATAGTTAAATTTAACAGTTCCTTTTTTGAATTTTCTTTTGACATAATACGTGAATTTAATTTTGATTAATAATGATTGTTATTTTTTTATAATATAGAACAATTGTTTGTTCTTTGAAAGATGTTTAGTAATATTAGTATCTCTGATCTCCCTTTTACACATGACTTCACCAGAATCAAGATCTGTATAATCTAATTCTAATTCTATCCATAAGTTTGTTAAAGGATCAGTAGTTTTACCCCATAAACAACGAGGTAATTTATTTCTTCCTACATCCCACTTATTCTTATAAGGTCTAAGAAACGTTATATTCGTTTTATCTTTAGGCTTTAAAGAAATAGGTATTATGTATTGTTTATTGAAAATATTCAATACTAATGCTTTTACTGTTGAAACTTTATATGAAAGTTTTATCCCACCAACATTAACATCTTTCACAATAGTCTTTTTATTGATAATTGTTGGAATATCACTTTTAATAAGACTATATTTGTCAAAGATTTTTATTTGCATGGTACTAAATTTTAAATAAGCTTGTGTTGAAGCACGAGTAGTTAACTTACGAGAACATAATTACACCAGGTAATCGTAGCCCCTGTTTTACTCTAATGTTTTTATCTTTATAAGTTTGCTACTTATATCGGTAGACCTTGTAAGCAACTGTTAAGTACACTCCAATAGCTACTCAGATGGGTTTACGCTAACTACTCAGCATGCTTCGGGTTTGCAAGCATGTATGATTAATTCCCTGCTTTGCTTTATGGAACAATATTTTACATTAATGCGATCAGCTTCAGTCGCTTTACGTTATCGTGTTTTACTTTAAAAAGTATTGGTATCTGTATATATTATGTCCTATTATTATAAGTAGTGCTATTTACTCCTGTCTTTCACAACAGGCTCTAACGTCTACTTGATAAAATCTAAAAATTGTTGATAATTTTTTTGAAATTAAGTAGATTTGGGTATAATAATGGAATTATACTACCAATTTCGATTTCACACATGTACTCATATATAATAGTGAATATAACAGTGTAGGTTTCGCCCCCTACAAAGAGTCAATGCTAAGGTGACTAATTAGGCTGTCTGTCACTGTGTAATATCCAACTCATCCTTAAGACTATTGGTTTTTAAACTACACACTCCAGAATCTGACATGTAATTATGGAAAATTCGTATTGTCCAATTAATTATCTAAGGTTATTTCTCATTTCAATGGTGGATTTAAACCACGAAGCCTAAAGGCATCCCAATTACGATGGGCTTCCTTTGAACTATATTATAACAAGATGTTGGTGCATGTTATAATTTCTCTTGGAATTACGATTACTTTGAGTTTTATGTAAGACCCAACAAAGACAATATTAATGCTACTATTCATGATTATTCCTATCTTCAAAAATGCTTTGCATATTTGTTTTACGTCAACTAGCGTAGATAGGGGTTAGATCTCATTTTAACCTATCACTCCATTAAATGATAGAAGTAGTTGTACTTTTTATGTTCCCGTAAGTACGTACGTCACCCTATAATTCCACATTTCAAGGGATCTAGATATCTTGTATTCCTTTCCCATTGTACCTATGTACAAACCTCCACAAAAAAACGTCATCTTCGCATCTAGTCGAAAGAATCTTTTCCTCCCACGGGCCTTGTTACTGTATATCTAGCGTTTCTTCGGTAGCCTTAACAGAGAATTTTTTGAACCAGGGAATTCCACCCTTTCCGCTACTCATGTTTGTTTCTATTAGACTGTCTTTACTAACCTGACAGGGTTAATAAAGCGTAACGAGTATACATACCAAACATCTTCTCCATGCATGTTTCAAAGAATGTTGGCGTTTTGTATTGACTTCAGTCCTGCTCTGTTGACATTCTAACTTGAATCATAGTTACTTCTGCAACCCTTGCAGTTAGATGAGTTCATTAAGACGATTAAGTCTTAGAAAGAGTGAATGACTTCTTATTAGTTATAATAATACACCCAACCATTTCCTGTTAATCCCCGTATGGAGATGGGGTTTTCACCCACAGTTCCTTAAAGGTTTTGACACTCTGGTCGAGTAGCAATTCACAGCTACGTAATATATTAAATAACATTAAAGATCGTTTGTTAAATCCTTGGCAAGAGTATAGAATATTTTCTTAATCTTACCAGTATGTGTTTTTGCAAAATCAACAAAAACTAATTTTACATCTTTTACAAAATCAAAACCATATGCTATATTTACATAGGTTTTATAAGATTTTATAAAATTTTTAAAATCAATTAAATCAAATTTTGCAATTTGTACAATATCAGTATTAGGATATACAATTATATGTAGATCTTCTTCATTTTTGTAAAGTAGTACTTCTTTTATATATGGTATATTCTTTAATATTCTCTCTATGTTTTCATAATTACTGCCAACATGAGGATCATTCTTAATAGCATATTTAAGTTTACCATATATAAAAAGTAAAGTTTTACCTTTATAAACTTCTAAAGAACCATGGTCTTGTGTATCATAATATCTTCCTTTTTCTAATTCAGTAAATTTAGAGGTTAGTTCTGTAGCTATAACAATACTACCTTCTCCTTTGTTTAACACTCCTTCTCTCAAACTTACATTTATAGAATGTAATGGTTCTCCAACACAATTATTCTTTGTATGTTCAAAAGAAGAATAGTTATTTACTGCAATTATTTGATTAGTTTCTTGCACACCGTATGTAGTATATAATGGTAAGTAACCAACAATAGTTTTCATTATCCTTGGTGATAAAGTTGCATTCAGTATAATGATTGCTTCTTTTTTCACATCAGAATTAAAATAAGTTTTTAGTTTGTGTCGTGTTATTATTCTGAATAACCAGTCAAGCCAGTTTTTAAATAATAGTTTTCCTATAATTCTGATATCATAAACATGCTTGGTTATTTGTGTCCAAGTTTGTTCAAATTTACTACTGTTTGTTATTACTATATCTGCTTCATCCATGTTAAAGGCAAACGTTGCTCCAGAATATAAAGGCCATAATATAGTCCATATAGGAGCATTGGCAAATTCTACTTCAGAATATATTTTTTTAGATTGTAATTCTGGTAATAAATCAGAATCAGCTAATGTTAAAATTGCTTTAACAATTTCTTCATCTCTAAAATAAACACATTTTGGATAAATAGAATCTGTACTAGATGAGAATATACCTATTTCACGTTCTCTATTTATGATTTTGAAATCACGAACTACGATATTTTCAACATCAGATGCTTTATAAGTACTATTATTTATGACTAATATCATTTGCCTAATCAGATCTATATCTAATTTACTAGATAATTCTGTACTTTTAGTATAATTTATACCATTGTTATCGATATTATAAGATAGTTTATAACACGGATAACTAGCTAATGTATTTGATACACGATATTCTGCAACATTTGATGATGTAAATAGAATATTTATATCCGAATTAACTAATATGGCTATAACATTACTAATAGACATTCTTGGTGGAATTAGATAGAAATCAACATTCTTCAATATCATTGCTACGATGGTAGCAATATAAACAG